CCCGGATGAGCGAGGTCCTGGGAGTCGAGGTTTCGAAGACCATGATCGACTCCTGGACTGCCGAATCTCGCGAGGGAATCAATCGCTTCCCGGCCTGCTATTTACCGGCCTTCTGCCATGTGGTTGAGTCGATCGAACCGCTCAGAGTCCTGGCGGATCTCGTTGGATCGGTTGTTGTCCAGGGGAAAGATGCGCTCTATATTGAGTTGCACAAGATAGAGGACCAGAAACAGAGGATCGCCGAAAGAGAAAGAGCGATTAAATCAATTCTGAATGGGATGGAAAGATGAAACCAAACAAACATGACCTCGATATCAATTCCGATATATGCGAGGCGATTACTTTAGATCTTAGAGCATGTCCGCTTTCGCGAGTTCAAGTTGCTGGGATGATGGCAGAGATCACAGGTAAAAAAGTGACCGAGTACATGCTCTATAATTGGAGTGCAGAGTCTAAGAAAAGGTGGTGTATGCCACTGCATTTCCTGCCTGCATTTATCATCGCTACAAAAGGAGAAAAAAGAACGCTTGATGTTTTGATCAGGGGATCCGGTCTTGCAGCATTTCTGGCAGAAATAATTCGCCCTGAATTTAAACATTTGGATAACTATATAAAAACGCTCCAAAAGGAACGTCGAAAAGCAAAAGCCTTTTTGAAGAAGATCGATAGAGGATGGGTATGAATTATTGGGGCATTATAGAGAACATAATAATCTATTGCGTCATCGGAGCAGTCTTCGCTTACACGGGATCTACTTGGATATTTCTGCTTTTGGTTTTTTTGAACTTCCCGAGCGAATCAAATCATGGTTGATGAGGTTGTAGACTGGATTAAACCACCCTCTCCCCCAAGGGGCGAGGGAGATAAAGGAGGAGCCGTGAAAGAGCGATCATATAAAAGGATAGAGGCGGTGAGGAAGGCGGGGGAGATTCTTAAGCACCTCGGTCAGGTGAAAGAACCATCGACGGGGCCGGAGATCGCCAAGGCCGTTGGGTTGGCCGTGGGCACGGCGATGTGCCACCTGGCAACTCTTGAGGACCTTGGATTCGTGCAGAGGGTCGGAGATTATTGGCGAATCGGCATGGGCCTGGCGCTGATCTGGGCGCGTGTGAAGGCGAACCTTGAAGGGGAGAAGATGTTGATTGAAAGTCAGATCAAGGAACTGGAGGTGGAGAATGGATGAACACCAGAATACCCTAAAATACTGCGGCCTGGATTTTAATCCGATGGAAATACTTGAGGTCATTAATAGGCAGATCGATTTAGTTAAGGAACCAGTTTCAGAGGAGGAAAAGAAGGCACTGAAGATCGTCGGGTTTGCCTGTTTTTTAGAAGGAACGAGAATTGGAGCCAAAAAGATGAGAGAAATAATTGACGGCCTTATAGAAAAGGTCAAACCCGAGATGGAAGAAATCGAGCGGTTTCGCGATCTGATACTGCGATTAACACCAATAAAAGGGAGATCATAGAGGGAGGGCGAATCATGGCGAACAAACCAAAGAGTCAGAAACCAACAGATGAGAGTATGGCCAGGATGGATGAGGCATGGAAGATTGCCGAGGAGGCAGCGGAGACCAAATACAAAACCCTTATCTCGGACCTGCAACAGAAAATAAAAGATACCCCTTTTCGCGTGGAATTTGCGACGAAGATAAAGGCGAAGGACTCCGAGGAGAGCATGGCGAGATTTCAGAGAGTGCTTTTTTTAAGGCAGGCAAAGGAAGCCTTAAAGAAGGAAGGAATGTGGACCAGGTTCTGTCAGGAAAACGGGATCGACATAAAAAATGCCGAATATGAGATCGGGAAACTCTGGGAGTTTAAAGACGACCTACTCCTAAAATTTGGGAGTTTCGTCGGATACGATTTGAACAAAATCAAGTACTTAGGAGACGCCAACTCCGAAAAATTAGGAGTTGTTATCGATATTTCACAAAGTACGGTGGTTTATAATGGTGAAGAAATCCCCTTCACTCCCGAAGAAATTCAAGCCGTCCTTGAGCGCCAGGACGAGATCTATAAGGCCCAGATCGAGGAGAAGGATGCCGCCCTCCGCACAAAGAACAAGCTCATCGAGTCCAAAGACGACCTGATCCACCGGCAGGGAAAAACCTTATCCAAATTTGAGAAGGAGGCCGCCAGGCAGGGCCTCACCCTCGAGGAGGACGCCTTCATTAAGAAGGTCGAGAATCTCCGCATCGGATTCGACGGCTACATGATCAGTCTCGACCCTGACCGGATGGAAGATCTCGTCCGCAAAAACAATCCCACCGCGCGTATGGTCTCGGCCTATGTCTCGGCCCTCAAATACATGAAGATGCAGATCTGTTCGGCGCACGATACGGCCATCGACACCTACGCCGATCCATCCATGTTCCCCGATGAAGGCTGGCAGCCGCCAGCCGATGCCAAAGCGCCCATCTATTCCAAATCGCGGTACAATAAAGCCGAAGCATAAATCCTGCGGCAGACCCTGCACCACGTTGGATGCAGGGCATGAAAAATAGAGGAGGCTTTATGTGGCGGGAGGAATTAGGACGGCAACTCAAAGAGACAGAACCTGGCAGGAGAAAAAGCTTGATCTCTTCATACTCGCAAAAGACCGGATACAGTCACCAGGCCCTTTATCGCATCGCGCGGGAGAACGGTTTTTCTACGGACCGAAAATTGAGAGACGATAAAGGAGAGACCTCCCTCACGAAGGGCCAGATCGAATTTGTCGCATCATTAATATATGAGACCCGCCGCGAGGTCAAAGGCCCTATCATGCCGGTTGAATGCGCGCTCGATATCGCGGTGGATAACGGCGTCATCGAGCCCGGCCAGGTATCTCCGGATCGGATGACCGTGCTGTTGCGCGAGCGGCAGATCAGCAAGGCGGCCCTCAAAATCCCCGCCCCTTGCACTCCCATGCGCTCGCTTCATCCCAATCACGTTCATGTCGTCGATGTCTCGGTCTGTGTCCAGTATTATCTAAAGGGCGGCAAAGGCTTGTGCATCATGGACGAGCGTGATTTTTACAAAAACAAGCTCGATAAATATCTGGAGATAAAGACCCGGCTGCTCCGCTATGTCATCGCCGATCATTTTTCGGGGGCCTTCTACCTTTATTACTATGACGCCCGGGGCGAGACATCCGATCAGCTTTACGATTTTGTGATCCGGGCCTGGGCGCACAAAAATGACGAGCGGTATCCCTTCCGGGGGGTGCCATTCGTAATATTGATGGATTCAGGCTCGGCCAATACCAGCCGCCTGACCGTGGCCTTTCTCGAAAGACTTGGCATCACCATCCCGCCTGGCATGCCCTACAATGCCCAGCGACAGGGGGCGGTTGAGGTGCTTCACAACCTCATAGAGATGTGGTTTGAGAGCAAGCTCAGAATCTGTCCGGCCCATACGATAGATGATATCAATTCATGGGCCTACGATTTTTTAATCTGGTTTCATGCCGCTAGAGAACATACACGCCACAAAATGACCAGAACCCAATGCTGGCTTCTCATCCAGGAAGACCATCTCCGAGAGATCCCGGAGAAAGAGATTCTTCAGGACCTCTATGCCAGCCCGGAAGAGGAGCGCACGGTCGATAACTTCTACGAGATCAGCTACCGCGGCAAGCCATATAACCTCAAGCACGTGCCGGGACTCTTTCGCGGGGCCAAGGTCATGGCGATCCTCAAGCCCTGGAAGTGGCCCAGGATCGATATCTCCTACAACGAGCAGCTCTATGAGGCCTGCCCCGTCGAGATGCTCCCGAATGAGCTTGGAGGATTTCGAGCCAATGCGGCAATCATCGGTCAGGAATACAAGGCGCAGCCCGAGACGCTCACGCAACAAGCGGTCAAGCGATTCGATAACATGGCTTACGGCGAGGATCCCGGCAAAGATGCAAGGCCCTTCGAGGGCCTTAAAGTCTTCGGCCACCAGGGCGACAAAGTGGGGAATCTATCGTTTATCGAAAAGCGGGGCACGCCGATCGAAATCGACCGCTCCATCACCGAGACACAGATCTCCATCACCGAATTTTTTAAACGGCTCATTCAGCGGGTCGGGCCGATTTCTCGGGAGATGAACCAGGAGCTGAAGGCGCGGTACGGGGAGACGATATCGGTCCAGGAAGCGGAGGAAGCGATCTCTAATGCGGAATGCGGATTGCGGATTGCGGAAGAAGAGAAAAAGGCAGTAGGCAGCGAACCCTGAACCACGTAGGATGCAGGGCAAGGAGGGAGGTGAAAACGAATGACCACAAGTGGAGTAGCGGGGAGAAAGGCGTATCAGATGCCTGAGAAGGCGATCGTTCTTAAAGAACTTATTTTACAGTGCGGCATCAACCAGGCCATCATCGCCGGCGTGGCGCGCCAGGCGAGGCCCACTATCAATCTTACTCTTAACCGTGGGTATATCCCGTCCACGTCTAAAGATTTTCAAAAGAGAATTGAAAATTACATATCCCGTAACGACCGGGCCATGCACTGGCTCATCGAGCGCGGGCTCAAGGTCGGTGATATCTGGACTGCATCAGACAGAATCCTCAAACACGGGCGGCCGGCCGGCGTGGGCGCGAGAATCGTTGCCGCCAAAAAGAATCCAGCATTCATTCAAGGCGATCCCGAAAAGATCGTCATTAAGTGGGAGGTCGAAATGATCACATCAGAGGCCATGAAATATTTCAAAGTTTTCAGAAATCCATTTATCGATGATGTCGAGAAAGACTCGGATATCTACATGTCCGAGGAGCACCGCTACATCGAGGCCGCTATGCTCGACTGCGCGAGGCATGGCGGTTTTTTGGCCGTGATCGGTGAAGTGGGATCAGGAAAATCTATTATGAGAAAAAAAGTTGCTTTACAGCTCAAGAAGGACGGAGATGTTCTTATTATTTTCCCGCAGATTATCGATAAGACCCGCCTCAACGCAGGGTCTATTTGCGATGCCATCATCATGGATGTCAATCCCTCCGAAAAGCCAAAGACCAGGCTCGAACAGAAGGCGAGGCAGTGCCAGAAGCTTCTACTCGAGCGATCGAAACAGAATTACAGAAGCTGTTTGATGATCGAGGAGGCCCACGATCTCAATTTTCTGACCCTGAAATATCTCAAACGGTTCTACGAGCTGGAGGACGGTTACAAAAAGCTTCTTGGAATCATCCTGATCGGCCAGACGGAGCTGAAAGATATTTTTTCCGAATCGCAGCATGTGGAGATGCGCGAGGTGATCCGCCGGGTGCAGATCGCCGAGATATCGGGGCTGAACGGACACATCAAAGAATATTTGAATCTCAAATTCAAGCGCGTCGGGGCCGAGATGGATAAGATTTTTAATACCGAGGCGCTCACGGCGCTGGCA